TGCGTACTGAATAATCTTTTGGTGATAGCGGTTCATCAAAGGTTGGAACTGGATAGATAGCGCAACACCTGATGTGTTAGAGATAGGCTGTGCTTGACCAAGAGCAGTCTCAGGAACACCAATCATTTCGTGCATAGACTTCTTAAGCATAGCTAAGAATTCCATTGCACCCTTTAGACCTTGTGAGCCACCTTCTAGGTTCTCTACCTTTGCGTCTTTTGGTAAACCGCCCCAGACTTTGTTAGCGCCCTTTTCCAATTGTGAAGCTTTGGCACCAATGATGACTGTGACGGGAGCAGCATGATAATTAACGATGTCAGCGATGTCAGTAGCAGTCTCGTTATAAGTACGGTTAATATTAATAATATCGTGACCGTCGCTAAGACCCCAAGGGCTACCACTAATACGAACATTTGGAATATGAACAATGGGAACAATACCAAGCGGGTTAGGGCGAGAGTCAATGAGCTCATCATTGATGTACTCCTCAATCATGTCATCTGTAAGAATTTCAGTGTAAGTAAATACCTGACGTGTACCTTCTAGCGATGTGCCCCAGAAACGGTATTTTAATTTAAAACGGATTAGACGTTCACGGTCATGTGGGTGGAACTCTGGAAAACAGAAAGCTGCGTTAAGTGGAAGAATGCGAACACGTCCTGGGTGCTGTAGACCAGATGTATCAGTCCAAGCTTCTTCGTATGCAACCTTGATAAAGCAGTCTCCAGATACAGAGCCTTGCTGTCCCATTTCCCACAGTACTGTTGCCTTATTGTTATCTACTTCCCAAACACGTTCCAAGATATCTGGAACAATAGCCTCTGTTTCTTTTGGAGAACGGAAGTTAACACCTTTACCAAAGGTAAAGTTAATAATAAAATCTGTAAAGGCACGGTAGTAATTAAGTACTATCTGTGCGTCGCCTATTTGACGGCGATAGGAGTAATGGTGACCAAGATACATAGCCCAGTTAAGAGAATAACGATTAAGACGCGGGCCGTGGACTTCAAATTCTTCATCTGCTAACTCAACCAATCCTAATGGCGAGATGGAAATAGTTAGGTCGCTAGACGCCGCCCTATAGGACGGTGGCGAGAAATCAATGCTCAACTATCCACCTTTGTTTTTCTATGCTGGGAGAAGAATACCACGCTAATTGTATTAGCGGAAACTTTGGCCGCGTTTAATAACTTTTTTATTGACTGGCTTAGTGACCTTCTTTTTTTTCTGCTCGTCTTTTTTCTTTTCAGCTTCTTGTACGTAGTCTCTAAAACGCGGGTCAACGTCTTTTTTAGATTTAACGTATTGACCGCCCATTTGATTGTACTTAGCGTGAATCCAGTGTCCGCGAGCAGGTGAGTTTTTAGAAAATTTTGCTCCAGCTTGAGCAGTAATCATGTTCCAAAGTTTAGGGTTGGCAGCTTCTTGCTTTGCCGTTTCTTTTACTTCTTTACCTCTGATAAATGCCATTGCTGTTCCTCTGAAATGGGAAAACTACCCCCGCCAGCTTTGTAGACTGAATACGGGGGTAGTAAACCTAATTAGTCTTGTACTACTGCTGGGTTTGTTGCTTTTTGGTTAGCACCGTTGCGGAAAACTTCCTCAAAACGGTTGTCGCCATGGTCAGCAAATGCGCCAGTTGAAAAGTCAGAGAGACTTGCTGGTGCTTCTACCCATGCTGCGGAACCAACATGTGCGCGTTCACGCATTGTTTCTTCTGCAGTCTTTGTGTGAACAGGCTTATTGCGATTTGGGCGACCTGCTGCAGGTTCGTATCCCTGCATAGCGCCTGTTGTAAACTGCGTTGGGATATCAGTGTCTGTTGCAAGACCTTCTTCAAAACGTAGTGGGCCACGCTGGCCTGGTGTTGCAGGTGACATCTTACGGTCGTAAGTTGTTCCTGGACGTTCAGGCATCTTAGGTGATGGTGCGATTGTCATAGTTATAACTCCTTATTAAAGGGTGAGGACCTCGTATAAAAGTGTCCTACGTATTGGGCGTAAAGTCAGGCTAAAGTGGTAATTACCTTGAGAAGAATGGGGAGGTTGACACCTCTACTGATGGCATTGTTAAATCCATAGTTAAAGATACGGCGATTGCTAGGCTGTCGGCGTAGTCATCGTGGGCATGGGCTTCATCTGGGGCATGGGCTAGGAAATTAGGACCAGTGAACTTTGTCTCTAGGTCCGTCATCTGTTGGTAAAAGCGTTTCCAAGTACGAAGGCGTCGTGTTTTTGCATGTGCTGGCCAACCGACCATACGTCGGTCAATTAAAGCTTTTAAATGCTTCCAACGTTTAGATTGTTCTGGTTGGCTACTTCCTATGGCATGTACTTCTGCTCGGGGTAAGAGGAGTTTGAGTCTTTGTGCAACCGCATCACCCACGCCGTTAGCGTCAACGCCAACAGCAAGTATGTCATAACTCCCCAAGAAATTAACGATTTGAAAATATTGGTCTTCCCAGTCATCACCCTGTAACTCCATCCAGTTTAAGATTCTATGGTCAAAATATCCAAACTCATCTGGTCTATCCCAGTCAACCCAAACAACAGTTACTACTGTTGAGTCCATCTTCCGTGCGGGGTCAATACCGACAACCACAGGTGAGCGATGCCACGCACGAACAAGTTCTTGGGACGTGTCTCCAAGTTCGTCCATGATTGAGGATGTAACGAACATCCCTCTCTCCAACAACCATTTACAGTTGTAGGACATTTGGAACTCGTCAGAGTCCTCTCCAATACGGAGCATCTCTTTCTTGATGAACTTTGCGTAGTTGGCGTTGTATTTAGAAACATCTCGGTAATCCCACTCAAAATGATTTTGTCGGCTGGACCTTCCAGTCTGCCTACGCTTGTTTAATTGGATGGAGCGGTAAAAATTATTCTTACTTGTTGTTGGAGTACCAGTCTTAACCATAGTTCCTGAGTAGTACGCAAGCATAGGAGAGATTGATTTAGATACAACAAAGTCGTCGGCCTCTTGACACTCGTCAATAACAATAAGGTGGAAAGACTTAGACTCAATCTTTGCACGAGGGTTAGCTGTCATCATCATAAGGCTGCTGCCAGAGTTCTTTAATTTAATCTGTCTAGTAACTCCAGGGACTTTACCTAGGCTATCGTCAATCTCAGGGTCACCCATGATTTCTTGAGCACGTTCACTAGTAAGCCTATTAACTGTACGACCAAAGAGCGTTTCTACCTGTCCTTCAACAGGAGCAAACATACCAATCCATATACCGTCTTTAAACTGACCAAGTAGGTCTGGGTACATCTTTGCTAAGCGTGGTAGAAGGACCATGAGCGTAGCGACTGTGTTAGCAATAGTCTCTGACTTACCTGACTGACGTGCGGCAAGCGCAGTTACTTCTTCGCCGTCATTAATGATTACAGACTCAATGATGCGTCGAGCAAGCGGCATCTGATAAGGGTGTAGCTCATGCCCAACTAGGGCGTTCATAAACTCAATGCATCTATCTATAAGTTTTTTAACAAATTCTTTAGAGAGCTCATCAAGCTCAAGTTCCTCGTCTTCGGGCGGAAGTTCTTCGTCTTCTACCTCGTCATCGGGAAAGAACTCGTCTTCATCTTCTTCTAGCACAGTGTAGTTCTCCATTACCGAAGTCTATTACATAAACAAAAGGCCTGGGTGTTAACCCAGACCATTTGCGTTGCCACATCACACGGGGAGAGGAAGAGAGAGGCAGGATAATTTTAGCACAAAGTGGACACGCTGCGCTAGCGCGGGGTCATTCTTGTATGCAGCTCGTTAACAACAGCGTGAAGAGCCTCAGCTCCTTGTAGGGCTTCATCCAAGTAAAACTGTTCTCTATTCTTTGAGTAACCAGATAAACACTTAGAAATCTCAATTAATGACTGTTCTGCCCACATTTCTAACTCACCAGTAGCTATCTTAGAAACTCTTCTAGACACCTTTTCGGAAAAAGGCTTTACCCAAGGTTCTTTCTTAAAAAAATTCATCATATGCCCCGTCTTCTGGCTTCCATGCTTTTCGGCCTTTCATAGCAGAGGATAGCACCTCGTCAATGCGGTCGTCATCATCCCAGTCAATTTTTGGGTTTTTAACCCAGACCCCTAAGAAATAACCAGGGTGGGTAAAGGGTATACGTGCAACTAGACACTTGCCTTTTCTATAAGGCATTTCAGTTTCTTGGGTAGTTCCTACTTCAAGAACTGGAAGTGCTTTTTTATGCCAATACTTAAGTTTACCTACGTATAGTGGACCGAATGTTTTCAAGGTTTACTCCATACCTCTTTGCATACTGCTAGATATCTCAGCAGCATAACTTAGCATTTCTTTAGAAGATGGAGACATTCCGCCATCGGGCCCGCCAGTGTCGTTTAAGTTTGCTGGTCCCATATCGCCCCAGCCGTCTAAACCGCTTGTTCTTAAATATTTACCAGTAGACTCAGCGCGTTGAAGGTTTTGCCAGTGGACTGCTGGGCAGTTTCTATACTCCCACCAAGTGCCGTCTCTAAATACAACATATAAAGTGTTTTTAGCAAAGTCGTATGCAATTGCTTGAGCTCTAGGTCTAGAAGGGTTACTAGTGTTTGCAGACTGCTGTCTAAATCCTTTTTGCACTTCGTCAGGTATTGCAACAGAAAATGTTTTATCTATAGGCGTTTGTATGCCTAGTTTTTCTGCCATTGCCTGAGCAATGTTTAAAGACCTTTGTGCTGGGTCAAAAGAGTTCTTGTAGTAGTTACCTGTCTTCTTCGGCATCTGAACCCTCTTCACAAGTGTGGTCTTTAGTTTGGGATTCTAACACTTTTGCAAAACAACGTGAGCAGCGCAAAACACGCTCTGGTTTATAGTTGTTTTGAACAGTCGCTCCAAGAGGAGAGTCTGAGCCGTCCTCATCATATTGAGAAGCGTATTCAGTAACTATGCGTTCTTCTCTAAATAATTCTTTAGGGAAGGGGCCTTGCGGGTCCATAACCTTTTCAGGTACGGGGTGGACTTGTATGGCTTGGCGTCTAATTACTTTCATCCGAAGGGGCTTCTTCTTCCGCCTTGGTTTCTTCCGCTTTAGCTTCAGCCTTCTTCTTAGATGCTTTTTCTTCTTTTGGAAGTTGTTCCATCAAAGGGAAGTGACCAGCCTCAGCACGGTCTACTAACCATGTAGGTAAGCAGCTAGTGCAATAGTTAACTGGGTTAGTGCCGTAATCTTGGCAAGTGTAGTCTGCTGAGAACTCACAGTTGTCGCATTGAATTTTAGACATGTATATGTACCAACCTTACTTTGATTTCTTAGCGGACTTTTTTGCAGACTTATTAAGTTCTGCTTCAATTAACTTTGTAATTTGTGATGCGCCCTTTGCGGCAACAAGGCCGAACGCTGGGTCTTTTTTATTGACGTAGCGAAGTGCTACTGGGACAAGGGATGCCCATAATGAGTTAGCAACTAGTAGCCACTCGCCCTGACTAAATTCCAATGGGGTAGCTAAACCCTTTACCTGCATAACTACAACGATTGCTCCGATAACTTGACCAAGCAAGTTTCGGGCGTAAGATGAGAGTACCGCTTTGTTCATTTTTTGCTCCTTTGGCAATTAGTCCTACAGATAAGTGTGCCAAAGTCGGGCTGTACTGTCAGGCTAAATTACTTTGAAGTATCCTCAAGATGCTGGGTAAAGCGGCCCTCTAGGCGGGCTACTGATATACGAAGCTCTGTAAGCTCTGCGTGTATTGAGTTGACGGTATCTTTCATCGAAGAGCCCCCGTTGGGCTTAAGTTCATGTACAAAGTTCTTTAAATACGATTTTAATACCCATGATGTTGATGCGATGATTGTGGCTCCAAAAGCCGCAAATCCTGCAAGGGTGCCTGCCCACTCAGCTAGTGTCATGTGCTCTGTTCCTAAAGGTAGTTTAATTTAAATTAGAATACGCGTATATGTTATCCGTAGCACAATAAAATGTGGAAATACCAGCTCTTATATTAAATAATGATATTTGTCATATGTCAGCATAAAAAAAATATATTTTTTAAGCGTGGCTTAACTTGCGCATACGTGTATTACTGTGGCACCCTAGTTCTTGAAAGGCTCCAGTAATGGAGCCTTTTGCAACTGAGAGGAGCAGAAATGTTCAATATCAGAAAAGAAACAATAGATAAAGTGGCGGTGTTTTCGATGTATGCACTGTTAATAGGAGCACTACCTCACACGTTAGCTAATGCGGATGAGGAAGTAACACCTGTGACAGTACAAGAAATCGCTGTGGACCCACTAGATAAGTACAAAGGAGCAAAAGAACTGTCAGATACAGACTTAGTTGACCTGCTTAGCGCGGTTGGTTTTGAGGGAAAAGCTCTCAAGGTCGCCTACGCGGTTGCTAAAAAAGAATCTAACGGTCGCCCCTTAGCTCATAATGGAAACGTCAATACAGGCGACAATTCTTACGGCATGTTTCAGATTAATATGCTGGGAAGTCTTGGCGACGATAGACGTGAAAAATTTGAACTAAAAACTAATAAAGACCTTCTAGACCCTGTGACTAACGCAAAAATTGCGTATCACATGTCAAACGGCGGAAAAGATTGGTCCGCCTGGAAAGTATACCCAGGCCAGAAAAACGGAGAAAGATACGAGGAACACCTAAAGGCGTTCCCAAACTAATATACCTTTAAACTAAAAAGCCCCCAGCCAATGGCTGGGGGCTTTTTGCTTGTGTTGAGAGATTATGAAGCTGTTGCGTAAGGTGTAATTGAGATTGTAGCTGTTGAAAGAACTGAGGCTGTTCCAGCTGCAACTGTCTGAGACTTGATTGTTCCAGCAACGCCCACGACTGTTCCAGCAGACAAGCCTGTGAGGGCAAGTACGGTTGAAGCAGAAGATACGAATGAAACTGTGTTAGTTGCATTAGCTGTAACTGTGTATGTTCCGTTAAGTGGAGCACCAGTGTCAGCAAGAGATGCAACTGTAATCTTTGTGCCAACTGGGAAGGCTGCGCCTGCTCCAGTTGCTGTAAGAGTTGCAGTTGTTGAACCAGCTGTGCGAGCTGCTGCAGTTACTGAAATAGCTGCGTTAGTTGCTGCTGTAGCTGTTGTGATGTTAGCTGCTTCGTAACCAGCATCCTTAAGCTCGTCAAGAGCTAGGGCTGTTGTCTCACCAATTACTGAAGGTACTACGATGAATGTGATTCCAGCGCCATCGTATGCTGTTAGAGCGTTTGTAGCCTCTACCTTGCCGTACCACTGGCCTGTAATTTCACCAGCGTTAGCTGCGTTAGTTACTGTGAACTTAAGGGCATCGGCTGTAGCAACTGTTGCTGAAGACAGGTTGTAAGCTGAAGCTGTAAGACCTGTAATGTTTACAGTATCTCCAACTGCAAGCTTATTCTGTGCTGTGTAAGTAACAGTTGTTCCGTTACCTGAAGCTGCTGTAACCTTGTAGTTACCTGCGCCTGGTGTAAATTGTGGGTAGTTGTTCCATTCAGCTTCTGCAACTGTGTGGTTGTTACTAGTTGCAGGAGTTAGACGTGCGCTTGGGTAGTTTGAGTAGCCATTCCAGTTGTAATTTTGAGATGCGTTTGATGCTACTACTGCAACTGCTGTGCCGTCTGTACGCTCATCGTTTGGCTGCATAGGGAAGCTGCCCCACACAAAATCTACTCGTACGTTTCCTGCTGAGTCGGTCGAGTTACCGACATTGTTAGTTCCAGCTGGGGTATCTCCGATAGCAATGGCGTAAGCGCCTGTGCCCTCTGGTGAACCCACTGGAAGCGGTGAGTTATAGCTTGACATTGTTTACCTTTTCTCTAGAGAAGTAATTACGCCTGATATCGGGGGCGCTGATACTAGTATCTAAGAGTATTTACTAATTGTCAGGATTAAACTGTTGGAAACTCCCCAGAGGGCACTGGAGGCATCCCTTTCCTAGAATTATCAAACGGCTCACCGTTTTCAGTTTGTATCTTCTTTACGCCGTCGTAATAACTGCCTTCTATATTCATCCATTTTGTATCTAGACCAGTGACTTTAAAAAACCGTTCTACAGCCTCTAGAGGGACGTCTTCAAGGCCAGATATTAAACGCCCTAGATGATTGGTAGCTTTAATTACGTGCTCCCAGTAAGCCTCTACTCTAGCGTCGCCCCATGGACGCCTTATCATTTTAGTTTCATTTCTTAAATGAGAGGCGTGATGTTCATGAAAAACGTCTCTAGCCCCAACTGCGTAAACTACCCAATCTTTAGCAAAAGTTCTTAATGATTGATTAAACTCTTCTGTGTTAAACGCCCCAACCCCGTCTACCCCAACCTCATCTACCCAAGCTTTTGGAGCAAACATGTACATACAGGTCGTCCAGTAATGTCTTTGTATTTCAGTACCCTTTAAATACTCGTACCCAGGAAAAGCGTATCCTGGAGCAAAAAAGTCAAATTGTATAGCCCGCCCACCAAAACGATTTTTATCTTCTAACTCAAATATGTCTGTTCCAGCACTTTCCACTAAATAAGATGGGGGAGCATAAGAAATTAAAACCTTTTGTTTAGAAAAAGCTGCTTCAACATATTTATACTTTTCATACCCGTTTTTATCCCAATTAGGCTTGGCTCTAGTGTGGGAGTCAAACTGAACAAAGTAATCGTACTCAAAATCAACTTGAGTAGCTAAATTTCTAGCCCAGCAAAGGCCGCCATAATACTGAGTTGCGGAAAAATGACGGTAAATTAAGTTATCTTTAGGTATAAAAGAAAAATCAAACTCCTGGTCATCTTCAGAAACAAGAGAAAAAACTATAGAGTCTTTATAATAGGCGTTTTCCCATAAAGATACTACGGTTTTGTAAAACTCTGGGTCTTTATAGTTAGCTATGCTTACTAGTATCTTCGGATGCGTCATCTTCAGCCTTATCTATATCTGTTGCTGGCATCCATTTGTGTAATGGGCAGTACGCATTTGCTAACTTTACCTTTAAGTTCATCAAACAACCGCATTTTTTACACTGGCTTGTAACTTTTAATAACTCTGGGCACTCTCTACAAATGGAAAGACGCTCGCTAGCAACTTCGTCCGTAGCTCTTGGTTCGCTTGTTTTTAGCAGGTCCCATGGTCTAACAGGTTTAGGTAAATTTTTGCCTTTTTCGCTGTTTTTAAATTTGTCTGAAATTTTCATTTATATGCTTTTCTTTCCCACATATGGTCTTTGTAAGAACCCGTAAATTGTGCACTTATTAAGTTTAACTTATCTATAACCTCTTGAGGCCTGTTATCAACAATTTCGTGTTCCCAAGATTCTCTTTTAAAAGGTATGGCCTGTGCAATGGGTGTTCCACGTTTAATTATACCTTTAAACCCTTTTTTAATATTAAAAGGCAAAGCGCCAGCAGAAGGCATCTCATCAGTATCAATAACTCCAGGCGTAGTAATAAACGGTAAATCTAATCTATGAAAGGGCTGTGTAAACAAGGTGCTGTATCCAGGCGGTGTAGTTGTCATCCAATAGGGTACCCACCTAAAAGACTGTTTACAAAATGACTCATCTAATGGATAGTTCCCAGTTTGTTCTTCAGAGTGGGTTAATATAAACGTATATTGTGTGTTTTTCCACTTTATCTGGATGTTATCTTCATCTGTAGTATCAAAGTAAATGTCTACAGGGCATAAAAAGTAATACCCAGTTGTAAACGTGTCAATCATAGCCATGCATTTTTTTGCTGTTGTGTTTAAAAAATAACCACTATGTGGGTTATCCCCGTCGTCCCCTTTTACAATACTTTTATTATCTGACTGATACGGAGATAGTTTTCTAAACCACTCTGGCACTTGAGTTGCCGCGGGTATTGGAGCGGGCGCAAAGCCCCCAATAACGTCATCAGTTGGGTAAAACTTAATAATTGGCATTACATACCAGGTTCTCTATTTGCCAAAAGTACTTGATGATAATCTGCGCCATGTGTAAACCACCAGTGGTCTGGCTCTACATAGTGCAAAAATACCATATCAATTACCGTGTTTTCTTTATCTGGGAATGGGGTTCTCCAATGAAGCTGGTCTTCCCCATAAAAACAAAGCGCTTCATTAGGGTTTAACAGATATTCTTGTTCTTCTACAACTAAAGGCCAATCCGCGTTAGCAGTTAAGCATAAATCAAGAGTGTAGGTGCAAGCGTTGCTGTCTCTGTGATGACGAAGGTTAGCCCTAGCGCCTTTGTACCTTACATAACAAGAATAAGTTGGTAATAAAGTGCTGCTTCCAAAGATTTCCCTAGCTTTGTCTAAACAATGCTCTAATAACTGGTCTGGCATAGCTCCAACAGTGTCTTTTAACATAAAACGTCCAAAAGCCCTGTCATAGGACATCATTTCTGGTGTATAAGAGTTTAATGTGCTAACAGCGTTATTAAATACCTCAGGTTCTAAAAGATTTTTTACAAAAATAGGCTCTTTTATCTCTGGCCGCGTACCCATAAGAGAATCGTCTGCAAAATACTTATAATCTTTAGGCATGACTGTGGATATCTTCTAAAATCCAAGAAACAACAGCGTACTTTGTATTTTCTTGTACTGGGTGGGCTATATGGGCGTAAATATAATTAGAAGGGAAGAAAATCATAGAATTTGCTGGTGGTTTTAATTTGTAATTAAAGTATGGAAACTCTAACTCACCACCAACGTAGTCATCATTTACGTACCAAACTAAAGACAAAACTCGACTGTTTCCTCCACCAGCGTCTGCATGCATTTTGTACTCTTGACCAGTTTGGTATTTTAATACAATAGGAGCAATAGGCATTTCAGCAGAATTTACAGCGGGATATATTTTTTTGTACTCTGTGTAACATAAATCCATAAGCCCTACCATTTTTGCTGCAAGATGACCGCCAGCGGCTAATTCTTGATTTTCTAGAGTAGACCACTCAGCATTGAGGCCCATACTAGAGTTGTTGCGATGCTCACTTTTTGCAGTGCCTGTGGCATCGCTTCCTACAAGAGCGCGTTTCCATCTAACAACTTTAGATGGAGAGTTGGCTACAAATTCAATCTCTTTAATAAGCTCTTTATAGTCAGGTACAATGTCTTTAAACAAAACAATGCCTGGTGCGACAACTTCTTGTTCCATATCAGGTCCTTTACTTGTTGTGAACTAGTATACCCTCTGCAAAGAACATATCGTAAGGCTCGGTGCTAAGGGTTCTTACTGTAAATCTTACATTTGGTTCGTAGTCAATGCTAGTTACTGGTACCCAAGCTTCAAGGTCTCCATCAAACAGCATATCTCCCTCTACTAGACTTGAGGCTCTAGTGTAGTAATATCGCCCGTCTGCTGCTTCTTTAGAAATAAATGGGTGCGTACCAGTGCATTTAATCTTATTGTTGATAGTGTAGCGCCCAGTTTCTTCCCAGGAACGGATATTAACAATAGTTGTAATATCTAACTCCTCATACGTTAAGTTATCAATACTCCAAGTATCAATAATTAAATCGGCATTTGGGTCGTCTGGGTCAATTTCTTTAAATCTTGCGGTAATAACTTGGTCGCCAATTTTTAAATCAGCCAAACGCTTATCACCCTCAGGTGTAGGTATTGCGGCATTAATATCTAAGCAATAGTAAGGGTATCTTGGAACTGGGGCTGTTGGAGCTCCAGTTTGGCCTGGTGGAGGCCCTGCGTAAAAATACTCTGGCCATGGGGCTGATGGTGTACTAGGAGTATTAGGTATTCCAGGTCCAAAAGGAGCGGGAGAGATGCCAGGAACAGGGGTAAAAATTGGTGCAGTTGGTGTAACTGGTGCAGTTGGTGTAACTGGTGCAGTTGGTGTAACAATTGGTGCAGTTGGTGTAACAACAAAACCACCGCAAGAACTCTGACACCCTAAATTGCTCTCTGTACCGTCTGAGTAAACTCCAATAAGCATACGACCGCAGCATTGAGCTCGGTACTCGGTGTATGAATAAAGAAGAGTGCGAACAGGAGGTGTTGTCACACAGCCATTTGCGGTAACTACTCTAGGCGATTGAGGTGTTCCATAACATAAATCTACTCGGTTAATTACCAAGTCATTACCAGAGCAATAAGATGTTCCAGAATCTGTAGGACAAGGGAATACCTCAGAAATTGCACCACAGCCCAAAGGGTTTCCGCTGATGGTTCTTACTATCGTACCTCTGCCGCAGCAGCCGTCTATCTGGTTAATAACAGTACTACTGCCAGAGCAATAAGATTGTCCAGAATCGCTATAACAAGATGTACAGCCAGTTTGTGGTGGTGGCGGTGAAACAACAACTGGTTGGGTAATAGTAATTGAGTTGGATGCGGTTGATGAAGAGCTAGTACCATTTACATTTGTAGCTGTTACTGTAAAAGTATAAGAGGAACCATTTGTTAAACTACCGACTGTTATGTTAGTACTACTTGTAGTAGTGGTTGCTCCTCCTGGAGAAGTAGTTACTATATAGCCAGTGATTGTAGAACCGCCGTTAGCTCCCGCAGTCCAGGTTACTGTGGCTTGAGAGCCATTATTTAAATTAACAGCGGTTACGTTTAATGGAATACCAGGTTTTGTAGTAGCTGTAACTGGGCCTCTGCCAGCAGAATCTGAGCCAGAACCGCCACCATTACGCGCTTTAATTCTATATGTGTATTTTTTACCAGACTTAAGTCCTGAAATACTAGAGTTATTTACAACCCCTGTGCTAAAAGTAACAGTGGCGTTGTCTTCGTCAGTAGCGGTAATGTCATAGCCAACAATAGCTGACTTACCATTAAAAGTTGGCGTAGCCCAAGTTAAAGAAGCCGCACCATTATCAAAATCCCGATTGGAACCTGTATCTTCAGCGGCTGATATAACTGGAGCTGATGGCGGTACCTTTTTTTGGGAATCCACTAACCCAATTATTGCCCGCATTAAGCACTCAAATCGCCGAGGATTGTCCAGGTGTTGTCAGCAAGTTTTAAAACTGTTGCAGCAGACCACTGAGCACGTAGTGAGTTTCCAGGAGTAGCGCCAATAGTTACAGAACCAGATTCTGGAGCAAAAGTTACAGTCTGTGTTTGTCCTCTAAGAACAGTAAATTGAGAACCTACTGGAAAATTTCCACCAACTGATGTGTTTAAAGGAATAGTAATAGTCATAGCTGCGCCAGTGTTGGTGCACCAAATAACATTGTTTTTACTGGATGTAGTCACAGTAAAGCTTGATGTGCGTTGTTCAATAGTTGCATCTTGAGGAATTGCGGTAACTGAGCCAACAATACTAGAAGCGTTAATAGTACCTGTATAAAGACCCGCTGGGGTAACAGCTGCTTGAATAACGCCAATGCTGTTTTGCCACTCTTGAAGGTTGGCTGATTGATTTAAAGCACCGCGAACAATAATACCTCTGCGGGTTGCTCCATTTGTATCTACTCGGTTGCTGCTATCTCCATCAGCAGATTTGCGAAGGTACTGGGTGTGGGAGTCAGCAACAACGCCGTTTTCAATATTACCTAGACGTGCGCTTAAGCTTTCATAAGAAGTAGAGGCAGCGTTAAATGTTGCGGACGGGTTTGCTGCTACAGAGGTTTGGGGATTAGTACCAACAATTGACTGGATTGCAACAACTTCTTCTTGAAGTGAGTTTGGGTGTGATGCGTCTACAGTGTCGGTAATGTTGTACTTAGTATCAAATACTCGTACGGAACCTGGATATGATGCTGCCATGGTAGTCCTTTCAAATGCTAGTTCTGGCTTTCGCCATTTGGTCCGCGGCCTGGTCTGTTCCAAGCCCCTATGCTAGGTTTTTCTTTATCGGTCAAGAATAGCTTTCTTATACCAAATCTGGAATCCCTAATATGCAAAACTTTCACTTTTGCCGACTTAAACTCTTTTTTTCTCATGGATTCCAACGACTCCATTGTAGCGCATGCGTGTCCTTAGGCTTAATTGGAGAAGTCACAAAGGTCTTTCGGTCACGAAATTGGCGAGGGCTAGAAATAGAAGATTTAATTGAAGACTTGGTTTCTGAAGTGACAGAAGAAGTTATTTTAGCCTTCTGTGATTTTCTACTTTTTGCCATTTTTTACTCGTGGTCCGTCAAGTTTAGTGAGGTCTACGGCAGGAAGGTGTGCGGTATCGGAGCCAAAACCAAATGATTTGGCTTCTGGCTTTTTTTCTTTAAATTTAGCTGGTGGTTTGGTAGCTGCCTTTTTAACTGGAGCTTTAGATGGAGCTTTAGCTGGAGCTGCCTTTTTAACTGGAGCTGACTTTTTACCTTTTGCCTCTGCTCTAGCACGGCTTTTTAATATAGAATTAGTGCCAGCTTGTGTAGACTGCATTTTAGGTAGGCCTTTTGAACGGCCAGTCTTAGCATTTGCAGCTAAGGATTCGATTCCGCCAATAGTAACGTTTTTAGAGCTAACTCTAGAGTTTCGTTTAATCATTCCCATACTCTGATTGTAGGTGCTTCTCCTCGCACATTCTGGCTAAATCAGGGACTACATAACGTTTATTACATAAAGCGCAGGTCCAGCGCTTTAAGCGCTCGGAATCATCCACGCTCCGCCCACCAGCACCCAAGGAGTATTACTGCAACCAAAGTTACAAGAAACACCCCTTGGAAGGTGATATGTGTTAGATAGTACAATTACTTACCGCAGGTTGGGCACTTATCCGCTGCTTTTACTTTTGCAGCTGGTGTGGCACCAAACTTAGGTCGACCAAAACCTACGATAGAAATTTGAACCTTCTTAGGGTTTTTCTTGTAGGCACGGAGTTTCTTAGAAACTTGTCCGCCATTTCTTTGGCTTCCCTTGTCATCTGGGCTGGTATTTCCTTCAATGCACCAAACTGTGCCGTCGCCATTGTCTTTGATAACAATGCCTACGTGAGAGATTCTATCGACGCCATCTGATGGGAAATCAAAATACGCGATATCTCCAGCATCTGGGTCTGCAATGTCTCCATCAATCCAAGCGTTAGCCTTCTTAAACGCTGCTGCGCCACCTGGTGTGTAAACGGTATTAGGAACCTTTACTCCAGCCTCGTTAGCGCACCAGTTTACAAAAGACCCACACCATGGCTGAAAGTTAGCCTTTGTGTAAGCGCCGTACTTGGTTTCGTTGTCTTTAGGACCTTCAATGGTTCCTAGTTCTGCTGTTGCAACTTCAATGAGTTTAGCTGCTGTGCCTTGGTCTGCCATTATCGCTTATCCCAATCTTCATCAACTGGCTGCTCTTCAGGGACTTCGCCTTCTGGCTTTCCTGATGTTGGAGCAGAAATAATGATGTCAGTTCCATTTTGCTTAGCTTCTACCTTTAGGTCAGCTTCTGTTTTAGAGTTAACATCAACTGCTGCAAACGCTGCATTAATTTCTTCTAGGTCTAGCTTGCCGTCATTCATAAAACCACGTGCTAGCTTCTCTACGACTGCGGCAACCGCTGTTAAACCAGCTACTGTTATTGCTGTGATAGTGTCGACGCCAGCAATGGCACCTGCACCAATTACTGAGAGACCACTAGCAGCAAATGTTGCAAGGATTCTCAGAAGAATGTTTCCTATTGATTTCATTTATTCCTCATCTTTTGGGTTTCGTAGTGGGTAGGTAACAGCCCAAGCAACCAAAGTTCCAATAATTGCGTAACCAACGATTGTTTTTGCTGAACCGTCTAGTACTACCCATGCAATGAACATGCCAAGCAGTGTCCATAGTTGGTCAATCATGTCTCTTATAATTTTCAAGTTCTGCGTCTCCTAGTTCCTTTTGACTCTCCAGAGGCGCCTCCGCCTCCAGAACTTCCTCCACCACTTGAACCACCAGTGCTTCCACCAGTAGCTCCTGCTGCTGCACCAACTGCATTAATAGCAGCGCCCGCAGCAACAACGGCAGCGACTACCATTTCGGTTGCTTCTTCACGTTCTTCGGGGGACATATCAGCACCAATACTTCCAAGTGCTTTCAGGGCTTGACCAGGGTCATCAAATATTGCGCCAATTAACTCTGCAGGGCTCTCTAGTAGCACGAGTGCTGCAGCAACGTCTGCTGTAATTATAACTTCATTTCCGTTTTCATCCTGCCTAACCTCGACAGGTGTCTCTGCTGGAAGGTCCTTATACTCAATTCCAGCATCTTGAATTTGCTCTTTTGTAAGGGCCTCACCTGGGGCTACAGACTCAATGAGTGCTGTAGCAACTAGGTCTTTCTCAGCCTCGCTAAGTTTGCCGTCTTCCTGTAGGGCGTCAACTAGGGCTGTAACTTCCTCAGCGGTAACCTCACCGTCTGCGTTTAGTGCATCCATAACATCTTCAGCATCAGCAGCTGTAAGTTTGCCATCAGATAGAACGTCCTCTACTGCATTACCTACAGATTCCTCTTCTGTAACAACTACTTCCTCTTCAGGACTAGCAACTTCTTCTTCAGTTGTGATATCCTCTGGTAATGATTCTTCTGACGGATTTTCTGGCTCTGTTTCTGGTAACTCTGGTTGTACTTCTTCTTCCACGGGTGGTTCGACTTCCGAAGGAGTCTCCTCGTCTTCTACGACTGGCTCTTCGGGCTCTTCCACTGGTGGTTGCTCTTCTGTGGGTTCTGATGGCGTTTCTGTATCAGGCTCAGTAGATGGACTTTCAGAATCTGTCTGAGGAGGAGTGGTTGGCTCATCGACAACAGGAGACGTTGGGTTTTCTGGAACTACAGGCGCAGGTGGCGTTGAAGAAGAAGCAGCTGCTTGAGCAGCAGCTTCAGCAGCAGCCTGAGCAGCCTGAGCAGCCTGAGCAGCCTGAGCAGCCTGAGCAGCCGCAGCAGCCGCAGCAGCCTGTTGAGCCGCAGCAGCCTGAGCAGCAGCAGCCTGTTGAGCCGCTAGTAGCGCAGCAGCCTGAGCCTCCGCTTCAATACGAGAGTTCGTACTGGACACCACAGGAGCGATAGCTTCAGCTTTTATAATTGCAGTGTCAGCTAATTGATTTGCTGTTGTTAAAGCGATATTCTGCGCTGATTGGAGGTTAGTTAATGTTTGAGTTTCTGTTGTTAGTGTGGTCTGAACTTCTGCAAGTGCTGTCACTGCTGTTGTTTTCACTTCTGTAAGCGTTGCAAGAACGGCAGTATCAGTAGTAAGAGTTGTTTGAGCAGTTGCTAAAGTAGTTGTAGCGGTTGCAACTATGGCTTCTTTTTGAGTATTAGTTACTGCGGTTAGTTGAGTTAAAACCCCGTCTTGTCTAACACCACTTCTAGGCCCACCGTATACAACAGTGCTTCCAGACATGGTTCCTATGCCAGTCCACTCACCTGTTGCTGGGTTAACTGTCATATCCCAGTTCATATTAGTAAGAGGGCCTTGGCTATCTCCCCATTTATGCACATCCCAATCCACACTTAAAGTGGTTTCTGTTGTAGTAACAGTAATTTTTGCATCTGTACCACTGCTCATAAAGTCAGATTGAAATACATAAATACCATTTGGCTTCATGTTAGGCCAGTCCCAGTATGTGTAATCTTTTCCACCAAATGAAATAATTCCTTTAGGGCTTACATATATCTGACTGTCTGTTCCCTGTCCTTCAAATACTGTTGTTCCCATTTTAATATCAAACGGGGTTGTTATTTTTGCAGCGTCATCTCCCATTGCTGGAAGAACTGTTGTTGTAACAGTAGGAACGGCTGGGGCAACTGGGGCTACATAACCAGGTGTTGTATAGGTAATAGCGTTAGCGGGTAGCGTAGTTGCTACTTGTAAAGCAGTTGTGGCTGTTGCTACTGCAGCTGTATCTGTTGCTACTACCGCTGTTTGAGACTCCACTGCTGCTGTGGCTGTAGCAACAACTGCGGTTGCAGTAGTAACGTCTTGCGTTACTACGGCTACTACTGCTGTTTGAGACTCTACTGCTGCAACAGCAATTACTGCTACGGCTGTTGCTGACTCTGCCGCTGCAATTGCTGTAGTTGCCTCTGCAACAGCTGTTACAACAGCAGTATCAGAAGCCGCTGCTATTGGTATAATTGTGTTAGCAACAGTAGCTGTTGCTGTATCAATTTTCTCTTGTACGGAGGTAACTGTAGGTGTCTCAGGAGCTGTTGTGGTTGTTGGTGTTGCCTCTGGTGTGGTGGATTGGCTGGTCGATGGCGTTCCGCTGGATGAAGATTCGGTTACTGGTGGAGTTGAACCAGTTGAAGAAGGAGACGGCTGAGGCTCAGAAGTTGGTGCAGAGTCTCCAGAAGACGCAGGAGGGGTGGTTACAGCGGGAGTCTCGCCTTGCGATGGACCGCTCGTTACAGTCGCTCCGTCCGAAGGAGCAGGGGAAATAACCTGCTGTTCAGGAGCAGGTTCAGTTGCGTAGGCGGATTGTTGCCCTAATAAATAAAGAAATAATGTAAGAAATAGTGCTGCGAGTATACGCAGTGTGATTATTTATTTCTCTTCCCGTAGTGAAATACTAACAGGACCATATTACTATTTATTTATATAATTGAACGGGTCAAATAAATCTATTGACTGTGATAACAAAGCTGTGCTTTTTTCTTTTGCGTGATGTCCGCAAAAATATAAATCACCTTGTAAAAACGTAAACACAACTTGTGCAGCCGCGCTACAAAGGTCACACCTATCATCCGCTGTAAGCTCACGTGTCTGTACAACAGTTTCCATGGTATTACCTCTCTTTATTTAGGTGGCCAGTTTTCATCACCACGTGCATGTTCTGCATCCATGGCTTTATTAAACTTCTTTCCTTCTGCACGATTACGACGACGTTGTGAAGGTCCAGGCATTGGTCCAAGAGGACTGTCTTTTAATATATCAGACATTTCCTTGTTAGATGGAAAAAATCTGCGAGCTGGATTATTTCCGCGGTCTTTAGCTGAGCTGCTCATTTCTTTGGTGGATGTCTTTCATCAGAAAGAGTGAAACCAGCGTTTTTCCAAACATTTGGGTGAGTCTGCTGTGAACGATAAGCCTGTTGTCCCATACGCATACCTTTAGCGCTTACTGGCATGTCTCCCATACCTTTAAGCTCACTTACAGGCATATTAGGGTTTAAACCAACAATGTAACCGCCGTGGTCCGCATCAGACTTTTCATGAGTGCGTTCTTGTTCTTTAGCACGATTCCATAGTGAGAACTGGTCATCGCCTTTACGATAGATAGGCATTATTTTTTACCCTTCATTGCGCCAAAAAACCCTGATGTCTTTGGGACTAAGTTACCTTTTGAGTCTTTAGGTGTTGCTGTCTCGTCTCCACGAGAAAATCTCCAACGGTGGTCGCGCTCGCTATCAGGCTCGTAAGGACTCTTGAATTGGCTTTCACTACGCTTATCTACATGGTCTTCAGACATTAGTAGCCCTTTCCTCTAACACGATACTTTTCGCGTTCACGTAATCTACGCTGTTCTTTTCCTGCTGTAATTCCTGCACCGCTTACTGGGAACTCACCTTTAATATCAGAGACTTTTATATCTGTAGAGCCTACAGTAATTCCGTTAATACGTGCGGACTTTGCATCGTCCTTAACGTTTACGTTCTCTAAACGACTATGGAAGTCTTGTTTGGCAGCTTCTTCAAGACCAAACTGTGAGTCTCCTTTGCGGTAAATAGGCATTACTTTTCGTTTTCCTTTTTACCTGCACGACGCTTGTTTTCTTTAGCAGTGTTCTTGCTACGAGAAATAGCGCGAAGGTTTCCCTTAGAATCATTATTGTGGTTGTTGTCCTTGTGGTCAACAGTTGTGTCTTTAGATTTAATTTTACCGTTTTTTGACTCATAGTCTGCACGGGCTTTGTTTTTAGAAGTAGTAACCCACTTACCGCCTACCTTCTTCTTGTAGACGTAAATAGGGCGTCCGCCATTTTCTTTAGAGCCCTTATAGGGTCCAAACTTCTTAGCTTCAGCCATTCTTCTTATGCCAATCTTTAGTAGCCTTTACGCCTGCCTTAACGGTCTTAGCGCCAGCTTTCTTCGTAAGATTAATTTTATCGTACTTTCCCTTTTTGCCAGCGTGGTCGACAATAATGTCGCCTTTTTTATTTTTCTTAATGGTGTGTTTCTCACCAGCTGCTTTAATAACCTTCGCCACGTTTTTTAACCTCTCGTACCTCTGGTGCCTTAGCACAATCTAGTGGGTCCTTATGGAAGACCATCCCATTGCCGAGCTTAGTTCTTACTGTGTGTACTTCCCCAGTTATGTATCTGCCGCAATGTTCGCAAATATCGAACTGGTTGTTATTCTTTTTCATTAGATAGGGTTAGGGTAGTTGCTTCCGTTAAGTGATGATGAGTGAGGTTGGGAGTCTTTATCGCGTCCTTGAACCATGTTTTGTACACGTCCCGCTACGCCTGCTTCTACTCCTCGTACAGCTCCTGCTTTAGCAGCTTGACCTGCTGATGAGGCGCCAACACGGGCAGCCATAGGTGCTAGACGGGCTGCAACTGCTGCAATTGCTGGAATCATTATCTTTCTCCTCTATTTCTAAATGAACGATTTAAAACATCACTAGCTTGTTCAGATACATTGTATCTTCCATAAGATGGACGTGGACCATCAAACTGACCAAGATGTACTGCACGAAATTCATTGACGCGACCGCGTTTATCCTTAGCCTTTGACGAAGGCGCTTTGGCCGTGTTTACACCTTTCTTTGGTGTACTTTTCTTAGGTGCATCTTTACCAAATGCACGTTCTGCTTTAGAGCGTCCTAACGCTGGGTCATGCATTAGCAATCCCACTTTCTACGTGCTTTGTTTAAACGACTGTTAGGGTCTTTAGCTGCCTTAGGAAAATCTTTTGCTTGTCCTGCGCTACGTGCACAGTATGACTTACGTCGTGCTGCAGACTTAGGAGATTTCTTTGCTTGTTCTTTACTTACAGGTGGCTTAAGGTTGTGACCTTCTTTTTTAGCTGAAGCACGGCCCTTTGCATTAAGTCCGCCTTCTTTGTTCTGTCCCTCTTTACGTTGCCAAGCTGGAGTCTTTGCCATTAGTATCCCTCTGGTTTTCTTGATGCCTTGTTACGCTTGAAAGCGGCCATAGAGGTGACATTCGGCGCGATTGCAGATTTAGTTCCTGAGTGATGAGCGTTCTGAACGTTGTTCTCAGTATCAGATAAGTTCTGGTCAAAAAATTCGTGACGACGATTCTCTCCCCCGCCACGGTTGCGTAAACCATTATGAGCAGGGTGATTAGGTCCAGGTGTCTTCATGTCATCCATGTTTACATTCTCCTCTATTTACTCTTAATGGTCTTGATATATGCCACATAAGAGGAAACCAACATATGTATCAATTGGGGAGAATCTGGGTGTTTATCAATAAAATGCTGTTTCCACGCAATCGCGTCGTACTCCAACCGCCCGCAGCCATTATCTACATCACCAAACAATAACTTAGCGAACTTTGCGACACGCCCAGGCACATCCATGCTATCGCTAAGAAACTCATTGAAACTCATAAGCATAGGGTAAGGTCCCACTCTAAATTAAACTGGGCAAACGCGCAGAAGGGCTACTGCCTCATATTTCCCCGACCTCATTAAAAATTTTTAAGGCTACTGTCTGCCCCCCAAGCAAGTACCTACTTCTGCTCCCTGGTGGCTTCCTTAGTTATCCACAGGTCTAAGGGTGGGGGGTGTGGATAACTGGGGATAAAACGTTATAGAAACGAGACCGACTAGGCTTGCGTGTGGTAGCCCTATCTAATAGTGTTCTCTTAGTGAACAAGGGGTTCACTACCTAACAAGGGGAAATAAATGTCTACAAACGAAAACGTCAGCCAAGTAGTAGCCGAGGCTATTGCAGTAGTAGTATCACACGTCCCAGCAGACAAGCGCGAAACTATCCAAGGGATACTCTCAAGCGTTGCAGTTGCACAATACCAAGCAGGATACCGCGACGCCATCAAGATGGGGCTCGACACAGTAACCAAGGCGTTTACTAAGTGAACACACTATTCATTGACCTAATCAACGCGGCGTTTACCAGCGAGCAAGCGCACGAGTATGCAATCAACAAGGACGGCAACCTAGAAGGCTTCGGACACGAGGTCATTATCCAAGGCACGAGTTACATAGTGAAGGGGTCAGACTGTAGCCGTTGCGACGGCTCACACGTGGACTGCCACTACGTGGAACGAGTGACCGAGTATGCAGAGGAAGCTTTAGAAAACCTGGAACTAATCAAGTCACAGGAAGGATAAGGTTAGAAGCGAGGACTTCCCCCCTCGCTTCTCTCGATTCCCCGTAGGGGAATGGGGAGGGTGGGCCAACACAAACATTGGCTTAGGGTAAGGCAAACGAACCCACTACTACAGAG